CCAGCCGCGAGATGACGCCGGAAGAGATCACAGCGCTTGCACCCACCGCCGACCAAATCCGCACCCAACGCAATGCTCTACTTGCCGCATGTGACTGGACGCAAGTTGCTGATGCCCCAGTGGATCAAACCCTCTGGGCTGTCTATCGGCAAGAGCTTCGGGACATCCCTGACCAAGAGGGTTTCCCAGCTAACGCAATCTGGCCCACACAACCTGAGTGACCACAACATGAAACAATGGGACGCACGTAGCCTTCGTAACCTGCAAGGTATCCACCCTGATCTACGTAAGGTCATGGACAGAGCTTTGCAGGAAGCACCATTCGCTTTTGTGGTTACAGAAGGGCTTCGCACTCTTGAACGACAGAAAGAACTCGTTCGTATTGGTGCAAGTAAGACACTCAAATCTAGGCACCTAACTGGTCACGCTATCGATCTGGTGCCTTATGTTGACATTGATAAAGACGGTAAAGTTGAGGTCGAGGAGATGAACTCTTGGCCTCTCTACCACAAACTGGCCCCTGCCATTAAAGCTGCTGCCCTTAAAGAGGGTGTAGACATTGTTTGGGGCGGTGACTGGCGTACATTCAAAGATGGACCACACTTCGAGCTTAATGCCAAGAAGTATCCCGCAAAATAGGAGACCACAAAATGAAAGATTTTATCCTTGCTCGTCTGAGCGAACCCTCGACCTATGCTGGCTTGGCCGCTATGGTAGCCTCTCTGTCCTTTATCCCTGCTGCTGATGCTTGGGGTCAGGTCATCATCTCGGCTGGTGCAGCCATTGCTGGTGCTCTCGCTATCTTCATGAAAGACAAAGTGTAATGACTTGGTGGGCCATCATTGGCTCTTTCCTCTCTAAGGTTTTCTCCGCTCTGATTGGTCGATGGCTGATCAGACGGGGAGCCAAGAAGGAAGCCAAGGTAGAGGTGGCTCTGGAGGTTAACAATGCGGATCGTAAACGCGCTAATGAAATCCGTGATCGCGTTGACGCTGGTAGGGTTAACCATGAGTTGCACTCAGACCCCACAGATGAACGTGGTTACAGAAGCTGTGCGTGAGATTTGTATTCAATGGCGGGATAGCCTACCTACACGGTCCCGCCTAGATACAGAACGCACACAACAAGAAATCGGCTATGCCTATGATGTGCAGGCAATAGTCTGCCCCGCTTGGGTTCGTTTCCCTTGAAACTACGGTTATGCCATAACTAACATAAACATCTGGATCAGGGGTTGTCCAAAAATGAATTACTTGGAGTACATCGTGGGTGCTGCTATCACGGCCATCTTATCAGGAACCACACTACTCATCAGGAAAGTCCTGACCAACGAGAAACAACTCTCTCTACTACAACAAGAGATACATGAGAGGGATGTACGTAGACAAGAAGACCGAGAGGTTATGCAAGAGATCAAGTCTGACCTGAAAGAGGTCAAGAGGGACATTATCGAATTGTATAAAACTCAACCAAATAACCCAGAATAGTCCAAGAAGTTACCCTAAAAGATAAGCCCGCTAGAGTCCTCTCACAAGGATTCTAGCGGGCTTTTTCATTTCGTCATTCGTGGTCCTGATCAACCATTAACCAGAAGAAGGTCATAATGGCCATTACCACAAGAATTAGCTCAAGCATTGTTACCCTCCTCCAGTTTAGCGATCAGGAGTTGGGCATAGTGGATAACCTTCTTGAGGTCCTCAATGCCACCCTTCTGCCGATACCGACAAGTATACTTGATGATGTTGCCTTCACAGAAACCTAACTCGTTAGCCAAGATGAACTCTACAGGTTGGATTTTCATGGACTTGTAGTGCCCACCACCAACTTGTTCCTTTAGTGGGTCTCTCACTTTCTTAGCCCCTTTGTGGTAGTTGTTGACGATACCCATAGGGGAGTTAGCAAACACTGCATCCCACTCTTCAGGTGTCATTTCTGGCATGTCAAACCTCAGGTTTTGGTTTGGTTGCAGCTTTAACAGCCCACATAGCAGCTTCTTCGACAGTGGTTTGGGCAAGGGCTTTTAGTCGTCCGATTTCATGCGTCCGTTGCCACGCATCGGTACTGTCAAATTGAGGTGTATGGGTATCGATTACTTCGATCAGATCGATCAAGTCAGCAGCTTGTTGTTTGATACGATCCACGATACTGTTAGTACTAGGGTTAAAGTTGATACCAACCCGATATTCACCTTTAGTCATCACAGATTCTCCTCATAGAATGCAATTAGCCATTGCTTACATATATCACTTCGCACAACATCGTCAATAGTAAACTCAACGATAGCCGCATCGATGTTGTACTTCTTGGCTAGGTGGATAGCCTTAGACAAACCTGACTGTTCTTTGATGTCACTCTGCCGAATGTCACCATTCATGACAAGGGTACAGTTCTCACCAATACGTGTAGTAAGCATCTTGAACTGAGCCACATCAAGGTTCTGACATTCGTCTGCTAGTACAAAGGCATTGTTGAACGATGAACCTCGCATGTACTCTAGAGGAGCCATCACAATGTTACCATTCTTGATGCCAGTCTCAAAGGCACCCTTACCTAGTTGCTCCTCTAGGACACTCAGGACAGGTGACAACCAAGGGCCATACTTCTCTTCCATAGTACCGGGGAGAGCACCAAGAGACTTCCCTACACTCACAGCAGGACGAGTAATGATGATCTTACTGATCTTACGGTTAGCATAGAGGTTAGCTGCATAGGTAGCTGCCACAAAGGTCTTACCTGTACCGCTAGGACCAAGCACGATCACTTGTGGTGTTCGCTTCAGGGCATCTATGTACAAGCGTTGGTTCTCGTTAAGAGGCACTAGCTGGATAGTCTTAGCTTTAGCTTCTCCCTCTGCACCCTTGAACTTTGTGGCTCGTTTACCTCCAGTACGGGAGGAAGTTCGCTCAGTTGTCATTGTCGTACCATTTCTTTACATTCTCGTAACCACCAACATATTCAGTACCACACCAGATTTGAGGGACTGTCGAGCAACCTGCCAACTTCAAGGTCTTGGCAAGCATTGGGTGACTTGTGATGTCATAAACCTCTACCGATTCACCTTTAGATAAGATCAATTTGGCTGCTTCAACGCACCAAGGGCAGTCATTCTTAGTGATCATCCACCACACGTTAATCTTCCTCACCTGTTGCACCAATCTCAGTCAGGACGTAGCCCATCATGAACTCCAGATCGTCGATCCTCTGGTGTTGCACCCACACGCCCCAACCAATGACCAAGAGGCCAACGATGTTAATAATCTCAAAGTACATAGGTTATCCTAGTTTGACAAGTTTGTAAGCAATGAAGAGTTGAATGGCAAGCATCATATAATCGATTGCCGGATAGATAGTGGGCATGTTTGTGGTCCTTTACTAGTTGAGGTCTGTTTCAGGAAAGTTTAGCTTGGCGTAGTCCCCAAAGAGTTGCTTAGCGGCCCTATCGTAGGCAAGGGCAGCATCTTCTTCCGTGTCAAAATACCCAAGGTGCACCCTCTTCTTGTTGTAGGTAACATAACCGTGCCACTTACGTACAGACTTGCTCCAACTAACCCCCTTGAATTTTGAGCTACAAAGCAGCCTCTTCTTTGTGTTTTGCATGTTCTGGGTGATTGTAGCTAAACGAAGGTTAGTGATCTTGTTGTTACAACCGTCACCATCAGCGTGGTCTATGTGGTTTTCAGGCCAATGCCCGTGGAACAAGAACCACGCAACTCTGTGGCAATACAGATTAATATCTTTACCGTCAATACGTGCACCAAAAACTTTGTAGACCTTACCGTTTCTGTTGGACAAAGTGCCCACAGGCTTGGAGACATTACGACTGTTACCGTTCTCTTTTGTCCAATATAACTCCCCAGAGAGTGGGCAGTACCGTAAGTTTTGTCTTAAGAAGTCTTCCATAATCAACCTTGTTGTTAGGAAAGGGGCCGAAGCCCCAATCCGTTAGATACTATCGCAACTACGCATACCAGACTCAGGGTCAATATAGCAAGCACCGCCCTCTACAACTGTTTCGTCAGCCTCTTCCTTAGCTTCAATAACATCTTCAGAAGCTGACGAGTTAAGGATGCCAAACCGCTTACCAGAAGCCCGGAACGTAGTACAACCTTTAGCACCACCTTGCCAAGCCTGCATATAGACGTTCTTGAACTCCTCCCACGAGACTTCATCGCCAACGTTACAAGTCTTTGAGCAGGCACTATCGACCCACTTCTGTGCAGATGTTAGCATGTTTACGTGGTCTTGAACAGAGATTTGATCTGCTGTGACGCACTCAATCCCCCATTCACGAAAGGCGTAATCCTCCACTTTTTCGTACATCGGCCCGTCTGCCGTCTGGATAGTACGAGTGTAGGACAACGAGAACACAGGCTCAAGACCAGAAGACACATTGTTGGCAGTAAGGCTAATCGTACCAGTTGGGGCAATCGAGGTAAGATGAGAGTTACGAATTCCATACTTCTCAATCATTGCCTGAACTTCTGGGTCCAGTTTTTGAACAAACTTTGATTGAAGGTACTTGTCTTTCTCAAAGGCTGGGAACGGACCTTTCTCAGCAGCGATAGAAGCTGAGGCCATGTAACACCAATTAGCGATAGCCTGCAAGACCTTTTCCGTGAAGTCAGTTGCTTCTTCTGACCCATAGCGCAGGCCAAGAGCACCAAGGGCGTTACCAAGACCAGTTACCCCCAAGCCCATACGACGCTTGTTCTTAGCCTCTGCCTCTTGTTGTGGTAGCGGGTAGATGGTCTCATCGATCACGTTATCCATAGCGCGAACGATATAAGGTACATCATGTTGCAGCAAGGACCAGTTAAAAGCAAACCCTGCACCATTGCGATACACGTATTTTGTCAGGTTGAAGCTACCCAACAAGCAAGCACCATAAGGTGGCAACGGTTGTTCCCCGCACGGGTTAGTAGCAGAGATGTCTTCCATGTAGTATAGGTTGTTCATCTCATTGACGCGGTCGATAAAGATTACCCCCGGCTCTGCCCAGTCCCAGTTGACCCGAAGCATGGCATCCCACAGACTACGAGCACGAACGGTGTCGAAAACGTGGCCTTCAAACACTAGGTCAAAAGGGTCATCATTCTTGACAGCTTCCATGAACTTGTCAGTAACCAACACTGAGATGTTAAACTGAGTGAGGCTGCTACTGTTAGCCTTGGCTGTGATAAACTCCATGATGTCAGGGTGGTCAACTCGAAGACAACCCATTTGAGCACCACGACGATGGCCTGCTGAAGCGATAGTCTTGCAGATAGCGTCCATGATCCCCATGAAGGACACAGGGCCTGAGGCTTGGCTACCAAGGGATTTGATACGAGCACCTTTAGGGCGAATGCTGGAGAAGTCATAGCCAACACCACCACCCATCTGCATAGTCTTAGCGGCTTCTGTAGCCACCTCCATGATGCCCATAAGGCTGTCAGGGACCTTCTGCATAACAAAGCAATTGAAGGCAGTCACTTTGCGGTAAGAGCCAGCAGCACTCTGTACGCGACCGCCCGGAAGAAAACGTTGCTCTTTTAGGATTTCGTTAAACTTGGTATAGTGATCTTTGTTGTCAGTCAGCGCCTCTGCAACACGGGCGCATTTTTGCCCATAGGTCTCTCCTTCTTGACGATACTTAACTTCGTCAGCCCAGATAGCCACGGGAATAGTAGGTCCAGTCATTTTATTCTTTCTCTTTCTTCGTTGTAGTTTTAATCAATAATAATAGCTAGTCGGTGTGGTTGCACAATGATCCTGTTTGTGGTCACATCAACCTTAGCTAGCATTGGGTTCTGGATGGACCACTCAACAAGAACAACAGGGATGCTCTTGTCTTTGATCTTCTCTAACTTGGTGATAAGTTCATCAACAGTCACCTTGAATCACCTGAACCCTTGAGGACACCACGTTGTTGACGATCCCGTAGCTTGTCTAGGCCCATCTTGGCAACCTCACTAAGGTCATAGCCTAGCTCTTCAGCACACATAGCTGCATACCACAACACATCAAAGAGTTCATGTGCAGCAGCTTTATCATCGATGTGTCCATCACGGATCATCTTCTTGATTTTACCGCCAAACTCACCACTTTCGTTCATTAAGCCTAGGGTGACATACACCAGACCTTGTGACTTAGGGTAGATGGCAGTCTTCTTGCACTCCTCTTGGAACACATCGAAGTCGGACTTAATGTCTAGTTCCCATCGTGTCATGTGTTATCACTCATCATATACTTCCAACATAATGTAACCCAGATCATCTAAAAGCTCTAGGGTTTTCCAAGGGGTCAGGTTAAAGCGGATCAGGATTTCTTCAAATCCGTAGGTCTCAAGGAGTTCTTCGATCTGTTCTCTGTTCATTCTCTTGCGTACAGTTTTGTGGTTCCAATAAAGTCGTTGTCAAACAGATACCAAGCGAAGTCATCCGTACTGGACTGCTTGCTGTCTTCGATCCATTTGACACGACCGATAGGCACTACCTTCCGGCATATCTTCATATAAGGTGCCATACGCTTATTGCAAGCATAACCGAAAGGTAGGAGTAACCAAGTTGGTTTCAGTGTCGGGAACAAGTCCAACATGGGTTGTAGTGTTGACCACACAAAGGGTGGGTTAGTTACGAGATAGTCAATCCTTAAGAGGTCTTCATCCCCAAGAGTAAGAGCGTCCCTCTTGGCAATCCAATCGACTTGAGGCTCAATGTCAAACGCTTTACTAACCCAAAAGCTACCCTCAGTCAACTGGTCGAGGTGTTCCATCAAGGCCCCATCACCAGCACAAGGCTCACAGAACGTGCCATACTCTGGTAAATGGGGCAAGAGAGGCTCTACAGCCTTACGAGGGGTTTTGTACCAGTCCCGTTCCTTGCGAGGCTTTGTGGTAATGCTGTTGGACGCCACATTAGCTTTTCTTCCCATTCGCCACTCCGTTTCCATTAAGCCATTCCTCTGCTTCGTTCCAAGACATGAATACTTGGTCAGGACATGCACCAAGAAACTCTAAGTAGCACTCTAGGCAGTAAGTCCCGAAGCCGATAGCGTCGTTTCCGTGGCTCGTGTAGTCTTTGTAGTACAGGGGCCAACCTGCTGAAGGACGCCACATGTCGCTGTGACCACAAGAGTGGAAGATTGCACCTTCAGCCATAAGCCTTCTCCAGAGCTTTCAAAGATACCCATTGAATATCGTAGTCCCCGTTGTCAACGTAACGCTTGATCACAACACCTTTACTCCACTCGGCGTTGGACTGCCCGGCCCATCGCTCTTCGGAACCCTTGAAGCAACCCGCCACCAGGCCGTTAAGCGG